CCAAACCTAACATAGTCGGAAAGGTATGCCTAGTTATACAGGACTTATCCACAGGGTTATCCACAGGGTAAATAAGGGTTAAGTATTTGATATCACAAGGTAATTGGAAAGTTATCCACAGCGTACCCCCTCCCTTATTATAAGTATTTAATATATATATCTAGTATATATATATCTGTTAGCAAGAATCGTGCCAACTTTTCACACAAGGCACAGGGTAAAATGATGGCAAGCGAAGAAAGTCGGGAGCGCACAAGGAAGCGCCGAAACCTGACCGTAAAGTATTCCAAGTTTAAACCGAAGCGCTGGCGCGCACCTACCGCCTACAATCGCAAAAAAAAATACCGCTTGACAGACGATCTAGAGCCGGGTTAATATCTGGTTACTGTCAACCGGAGAAACCTCGTGCCGAAAAAAACAAATTGCAAAATCCCCATCCCAATCCTGTATTATTACCGGGTCTGGAAAAAAGCCGAACCGCAATGCAATTACCCTGAGTTATTTACATCTAACGAGCCGTGCGGCTGGTTCGTTGATTGGCCTATACAGGGTTTAGAACTTGAATTATCCAAGTTAAATGAACACCATTAAATTAAGTACCATGACTGGCAAGTTAGGGCCGTCAGAATTCTCCCCCGTGGGGATGCTGGCGATTAACACTAACCCTTTGACAAACCTTTTTTGCGGTAAAATGTCAACTACAGGCGATGATTCAGTTATTTGCGGCGATTGCTATTCTATAGCGATGCTAAAAGGCAGCCGAAAAAACTGTGTCCCGCGCTTCCAAGCGAATACCCTGCTATTACAGCAACGTATACCGAAAGACTACCTACCGTTTTTGAACTTGGCTTATGTTCGGGGTCATGGTCACGGCGAACTAAAAAACCTTTGGCATTACCTCAATTTCAGTAGACTAGCCACTAAAAACCCGCAGACTACGGTAACGCTATTCACTAAAAGGCGCTCAATTGTAAACCAAGCCTTCAAATTGAAAGGCTACAAAAAGCCTGACAACCTGATACTGGTATACTCTAACCCTGTAAAAGACAAGGTTATCAGTGAGCCGCCGAAACACTTTGACAAAGTATTTAACGTTACAACGTCAGATCATACAGCGGATAACTGTACAGGCCGCAAGTGTATAGATTGCCTGAATTGTTATAAGCACAATGGCCCTACAGTATTAATTGAAAAGGTCAAAAAAAGGTCATAGCGGCTCTGCAATTATTGCACAGACGAGTTTTACAATATTTGCACAGACGGGTTTTGTAATTTTTGCACAGACAGGTTTTGAGGATAAGCGCTATATTAAAAAATGCTAATATAGGTGTATTAGAATATTCTAATATAGTTTATAATTACTTTAGAATATCATTATTTTCTAATATTGTAACTTAAAAAAATACGAATGAGAATTATTCGCATTTACTTTTGAAGCCAAAAAAAAACCCAGCGGCCAAAGCCGCCGGGAATTATCAGTTCGTGTTATAGGATCAAAATTAGCAAAAGCAAAAGAGCCAAAATCACCATTACTGGCATTTTTTATCGGCCCTCAAAAAACAATCGACGCAGGTACTGTAAAGAAAAGGCGGCAGACGTGCGCCGCATTCTTCGCAATACTTGTCTAAGCCGTTTTTAGTGGCAATCGGGAACCAGTTGCCGTTTCGCTCTTCGTCGAGAGTTTTTAATCGCTGCAACGCTTTACCGGCTCTGTACGATGGTAACGGGCCGTTGGTCGCTGTAGCCACGCCTGGTTTAAAGCGCTTCATGCTGCTAACGCCAGCGCCATATCGAGCGCCGCTTGTTTACGATTTTGCATAGTGCCGGTCAGGTTACTACTCAAGGCGCCGCTAGCGCCCCTTGTGCGTTGCCTATCGATCAAATAAACGACCGACTGAAAAGCACCGTATGCCGTTGGCTGTGACGGTGTACCGCGAGCGTCTGAATTAATCCAGCCGCCAGCCGCCATAACTTTCGGCTCACGTTTCGCAATCTCGCGCAGTGTTTCGAACTGGCGATTATTACGCGCTAACAACCGTTGACGCTTATCCTGATCAGCAACGTGCGTTAACCCCCAATCACCTTTAACATCGAACATGATGTTTTTAATCATGTCGTTAATGTCGTTCGGTTTTACTTGAGTGTTAACCAGCAAGTCAATCTGCCGTTGTTGTTCGCCTAGGTTTTTTGTCGCCTGGACTAGCATGCGCTCTAGCATGTTCTCAGCCGGTAAATTGTTACCGTGATGGTAACTGCCTAAGCCCCAACGCACGTTTTTAATCATGCTCTGCCACTCGTTAAGGCAAGCCATATCATGCTGCGATATACCGCCTTTTGTACACTTCCCAATGCCAGTTAGCAGTAACAAAAACTGCGGTATCTGAGCATCCTTGGAGTGAATGATTTGACCCGTATCAATGCGCGAGAACATAGTCATGCCGTCGTTAACAATCCCGGCTTGCGCCATTTCAATATCGAGTTTTAAGGCTGCGCCATGTATCACGCTGAACACTTGTGACGGCTGGTGCAGTTTGTACTCTTTACCAACGATATCGAGATAACGATCACTAGCGCGGCGCTGGATGAGCGTTTGCCGTTCATGAAGGGGCAACCCTTCGTTTTTGGCGCTACGCTTGTCGGCGTCTTTAAAGTAAAGATCAGACTTGTTATCTTTGACCCAATCGTATCCGTCAAATCGCTCAAGAATAATCTGTTTGTGCCGCTTAATCTCTGGCGAACCAAAGGCCCTAGTCGGGCCAAACAACGGCTCGGTTGTATAGCGAACGTTACTTAATCCCGACTCTTTTAAACACTGGTTAATGTTCGCAGGGTCGGTAAAGTTCTCTACACCACTGAACCATTTCGCTACGCCAGCGCGTACCGCGCCTTCTATTTTAGTTACGTTAAACATTAGATATTCACCTTTGTTTGCGTTAATGAAATGTAATCGCCGACGTTATCTAGGAGTCGGTTTACTCCGCCGGTTTACTTAGCCTGCCAGTATTGCCGGGACAGCGCGCATGGCTTCACCTAGGGACGCAAAAACAAGAATCGCCCTTGCAAGCCCACCGGATACAGATGACGTGATACCACTATGAGCGGGCATCACGCGGTCACTAAGACATATCCAATGGCTACGCTGATTATGCGCCTATTGCCTCAACGTTGCACCCTGGTTTGAGCAAGTCTGTTTAATGTTAAGTATAGATTCTTTTGATTAGACATAGTGTGAAGGTGTTGATCTAGATATTCCCCCCACACACTCACACGCCACCCAGATATTTTTCTCCTTGTCAACTGTTTATTTATACAGTTCAAACCAAATGCAAATGCGAATGATTCGTATTCCCATGTCAGCATATTACCGCATTAGTATATAACCAAATTCTAATATACCCCGGCGGCGGCGCGAATGAGAACGATTCGCATTGGCCCCCCACCAACCCCTTTTTATTTTTAACTTTAAATCGAATATCCTCCACACTCACCAGTGGGACATTTTATACTCTAACCCCCTTCAGAATTTAAGGGGTGGATACTGGTAGGGTTACCAAGGGGTAACCGAGTTAACCTGAAATAATGCCCTTAAAGGCCCTTAAAATGAGAACAGACAAGCAAGAAAGATTCATTGAGAGTTACTGTCTTACCGGTAATGCCGCCAAAGCAGCGGAGATGGCTGGCTATTCTAAGAAGGGTAGTAAGCAGATGGGCTATATGCTCAAGAATCAATTTTCTAGTGAGATTGATGAGCGAATGCGTAAGATGATTCAAGATGCAGTTCCCGGCGCTTTAGCGCAGGTTAATGACCTAGTGGCTAATGCTGTGTCTGAAGGGGTTAGGTTGAATGCCTGTAGAGATGTACTGGATAGGGCTGGATATAAACCTGTAGAGAGGCAGGAAATCTCCCATGTAGAGACAAGTTCTACTGAAGAGTTAGAGAAAGAGTTAAAGGCACTCCTGAATTAAATGACCTTATGAGAGAGTTGTAGACCCTTATGGAGAACCCTTAGTGATCCCTATAGAGAGATAATATGAGCCATGTGAGATCATTCAGCGAGGGAGGCCCGGAGGGAGAGTATCTTTATACAATCCAGAATGGGAAGAAAGTCCGTATAGGAGGCCCATACCCTAGCCCAGAACACGCCACAGCAATGTCTAAAGCAGTCTCTGAGGCTGTTGGTGAAGGCTCTGTAGAAGAGTACAAGAAGTGGTTATCTGCTAATAATGATCTCTTCACCCTAAGTACCAGAATGGGTGGGATATCTAAGCCTCCTTTAATGAGAAGGCCGGGAGATGACTACCTTACCCACAGTTTAACTGCTTGGGGACTACTTGATATACCCTACAATTCTTGGCGAGATCATCAGATATTTAGCAGCAAGAACAACGTACCATTCTCAGCGCCTGAAGATGAGCGAAGAGCCGCAGCAAGAACAAAAACAGATGATCTAGTAAATCGCATGGGTGACCTTAGTCCTTGGGAGAGGTTTAAATTGTCAGCGCTCGGCGCTGGGCATCAGGCCCGACAAGGATGGATTACAGGAGAGTGGAAGCCAAACTGGTACGACTACAAAGGAAACTTGGATAGTATATGGGATTTCGACAGAAGGAAGAAGAAACGTGCCGACTAGAAAAGTAAAAGGTGGCTGGAGATGGGGCAGCAAGGGTAAGGTCTATAAGACCAAAAAGGAAGCAGACAAACAAGGTAAGGCGATATATGCCAGCGGTTACAAAAGCAGAACTAGAAAAAGCAGTTGAAATAGCCAAGGAACTAAGGCAGCGTGAACGCTACAACAAGATAGACGGTTACGATCCCTACCCCTACCAGTTAGAGTTCCACTCCACTAGCAAGGAGAATAACCAGCGCTTATTAATGGCTGCCAACAGAATAGGCAAATCCTATTGTGGTGCGGCAG